ATTGAGTCAAGAATGTATGACCAAGTTTATCAAGGAGCATAAAATGAAAACAATTAACTTAACTGATGACCAGTTTAACACACTATTTTATTTTGTAAATGAAAGAGTGGAAGATATTGTTGATAGATCAGTTCAATTTCAAGATAGTGAAATTATGGAAGATTGGGAAGATTTATTTGATGTTCATTCTGTTTTGGAAGAAGCAAATAATTGAGCCCTTTAAATTGTACCTATTAGTGACAGACTATTATTATGCCAAACACACATATTGAACACCCAGAAGATTCGATTCTAAGTGGCGATCTTAGAGTTCTAAGATGGTTCACAGAGCAAGGTAACATATCAGTAAAGATTGATGGTAGCCCTGCTATCGTATGGGGAACTAATCCTGCAACCAAAAAGTTTTTTGTTGGAACTAAATCTGTATTCAACAAGAAGTTAATCAAGATCAATCATTCTCACAATGAGATTGATAAGAACCATACTGGATTTGTTGCAAAGGTGCTTCATGCTTGCTTTGATAATCTACCTAAGACTAAGAAAGTATATCAGGGAGACTTTATCGGATTTGGTGGGGATTACATCTATCGACCCAATACAATTACATATAAGTTTGATGAGATTATCAAACAAAATATTATAATTGCACCACATACAGAATATCTTGTAAAGCAAGATTTAAGAGACGCAGTTGCAGTTCCATTGTCATGTATTCCAAGAGTTAGTAACAAAACATCAGTTAGATTTGTTAAACCAGCTGCAGAGATACACAATGATAATGAGTCAATCAGATCAAAATGTAATTTTGCGAGACAGATGGCCACTCTATGTGAGTTTCCAACTAAGTCAAGTGTGGTTAACAAGATTAAGAAACAACTTAATGCTTGTATTCGAGAAGGACTCGAAGTTACCGAACTAATACAGGAAGGAATCGCAATAACAAATGATGTTGATGTAAATGTTATTCGATTATGGAAGTTGGTCGAGTCAATCAAACTTGAACTATTCCATTATATTCTAGTCGAGGATTCAATCGGGTGCGAGATTGCAGGCCATGATGTTGACCACGAGGGATATGTACTTGAAAACAAATTTGGTACATTCAAGATTGTAGATCGAGAGGTATTCTCATATCACAACTTCAATATATCAAAGAATAGAAAGTGAGCCCTCTAAATTGTCCTTATAGTGAAAGCATTTAATTATTATGAACAGAAAAGAATACGACTTAGTTTTTCAAGCACTCAAGTCATATAGAGTTTATATGACACCTGATGAAGAAGTATTATCTGAGAAAATCTTAGATAATCTATTCTATACATGGTACGACAAAATTGCATCTGATGAACTCGTTGATGATGCAGAGGAAGCTCTTAAGAATGAGTCAGAAATCAAATCACTTAACTTTAGATCAAAATGAAAACATTTA